TTGCCCGAGGTCCTGGCGGGTCTCGATCTTGAGACGCTCGCGTTCATTCTCGGCGACTGGCAGGTCTGGGCGCGCGATGATCAGCTTCCCCCGCGCAACGCTGCCGGTGGCGGCGACTGGCGCGTCTGGCTGATCCTCGGCGGGCGCGGCGCGGGCAAGACGCGGGCGGGCGCCGAGTGGGTGCGCGCCAAGGCGCTCGGCATCGCCCCGCTCGGAGCGGAGCCTGCGCGCCGCATCGCCCTGATCGGCGAAACGCTGGGCGATGTGCGGCGCGTGATGATCGATGGCGTCTCGGGCCTGCTCGCGATCCATGCCGATGGCGAGCGCCCCGAGCTTGAGATTACGAAGGCCCAGCTCGTCTGGCCGAACGGGAGCATCGCGCAGATGTTCTCGGCCGAGGATCCGGACAGTCTGCGCGGGCCGCAATTCGATGCGGCATGGTGCGATGAGCTCGCCAAGTGGCGTCGCGCCGAGGAGACCTGGGACATGCTTCAGTTCGGCATGCGTCTCGGATCGTCCCCGTCGATCGCGGTGACGACGACGCCGCGCCCGCTGCCGATGTTGAAGGCGATCATGGCTGATCCCGCGACCGTCATCACGCGCGCGGCCACAGTCGCCAACGCCGCGCATCTGGCGCCGGCCTTCATTGCGGAAATGGAGCGGCGCTATGCGGGCACCGCGCTCGGCCGGCAGGAGCTGATGGGCGAGATCGTCGACGAGCAGTCCGGCAGCCTGTGGCGCCGCGACTGGATTGAGCGCCATCGCGTCAAGGAATGTCCGGAGCTGACGAGCATCGTCGTCGCCGTCGATCCGCCGGTGACTGCGACCGCCAACTCGGACGCGTGCGGAATTGTCGTGGCCGGGCTCGGCGCGGACGGGCGCGCCTACATCGCGGCCGACCGTTCATTGCAGGGCCGCGAGCCGCACGTCTGGGCACGCGCCGCCGTGCGGGCCTATCAGGAGTTCATGGCCGATCGCGTCGTGGCCGAGGTCAACCAGGGCGGCGATCTCGTGATCGCAATACTTCGCCAGATCGACGAGACGGTCGCGGTGCGCACCGTGCGCGCCACGCGCGGCAAGTGGCTGCGCGCCGAGCCGGTGGCCGCGCTCTACGCCGAGGGCCGCATCGCGCATGTGGGCCTGCACGCGACACTCGAAGAACAGATGCTCGCCTTCGGCGCCGACGGATTGTCTCGCGGCCGCAGCCCCGACCGCGTCGATGCGCTGGTCTGGGCCATTACGGATCTGATGCTCGACCGCGCCGCCGCACCGTCCATCCGGCAACTTTGAAGTAGGCAACGGGCAGCAGGCAACAGGCAGCCGGAAATCGCGATTGCTCTGCTGCCCGCTGCCGGCTGCCCTGCTGCCCATCTCACGAAGGACTCCTGCATGCCGCGTATTCTTGAGACGCTGGCGGGACTTTGGTCTCGCCCGGCGATGCCAGATGCTGCCTTGCGCAGCGCCGTCGCGCACGAAGAGAAGGCCAGCGCCACCGGTCCGCTCATCCTGCTCGAAACGCTCGGCCGCCCGGTGTGGACGCCGCGCGACTACGAGGCCTTCGCCCGCGAAGGCTTCATGCAGAACGCCATCGTCTACCGCGCCGTGCGCATGATCGCAGAGGCCGCCGCCTCCGTGCCGCTCCTCCTCTATGAAGGCGACGACGAGCAGGAGCATCATCCGCTGCTCGATCTCCTTGCGCGCCCGAGCCTCGACCAGACCGGCACGGATTTTCTCGAAGCCTGGTATGGCTACCTGCTCGTCGCCGGCAATGCCTATGTGGAAGCGGTCGCACTCGACGGCAAGCTCCGTGAGCTGCACGCACTGCGCCCCGACCGCATGAAGGTGGTGCCCGGCGCCGAGGGATGGCCCGAGGCCTACGAGTACACGTGCGGCGGGCGCACGATCCACTTCGAGGAGGAGCCGGTTTCGGGCGTGCGCGCGATCCTGCACGTGCGCCTGTTCCATCCGGTCAACGACCACTACGGTATGAGCCCCATCGAGGCCGCGGCGCAGGCCATCGACATCCACAACACGGCCGGCCGCTGGAACAAGGCGCTGCTCGACAATTCCGCGCGGCCCTCGGGCGCGCTCGTCTACGGCGGCGCTGACGGGCGCATGTCGCCTGAGCAGTTCGAGCGTCTGAAGGCCGAGCTGGAGGATGGCTTCCAGGGCCCGAAGCGCGCCGGGCGTCCGCTGCTCTTGGAGGGCGGTCTCGACTGGAAGCCGCTGTCGCTCTCGCCCAAGGACATGGACTTCATCGCGGCGCGCAACGGGGCCGCGCGCGAGATCGCGTTGGCGTTTGGCGTGCCCCCGATGCTGCTCGGCATCCCGGGCGACAACACGTTTTCCAACTACCAGGAAGCGCAGCGCGCCTTCTGGAGAAGTACCGTGCTGCCTCTCGTCACGCGTACGGCGAAGGCGCTGGCGTCGTGGCTGGCGCCTGCTTGGAATACGTCGCTAGAGTTGCGTCCCGACCTCGACCAGATCGAGGCGCTGACGAGCGAGCGTGAGGCCTTGTGGGCTCGCATCGAAAAGGTGAGCTTCCTCACCTTGAACGAGAAGCGCGCGGCAGTCGGCTACACGCCCCTCGAAGAGCCGCCGCCCGCTGCGACGGAAAGCGAACAATCGTCCGTTTTAAGAAAGTATCGCCCCGACCAAGCCCGCGCGCCTCGCGGCGACGCCGACGGCGGCCAGTGGGTGGACGAGGGCGGCGGATCAGGTGGTGGAAGCGGCAGTCGCCTCGGCACGAGCGTCGCGAGCGGCGTCGGCGCGCCGCGAAGAAAGAAGCCAACCGAAGCGGGAACTCAAGTCGCCAATAGAGCTAAGCTTCTTCAGGAATTGGCGCGTCGTCTTTTGGCAGCCAAACCGAAGGTTCCGGAAAAGCTCCCTGACTTTCTTACGAAGAAGCCTACGCCGGGAAAAATCACTGGCAAGCTGGACGACGTGACCCCAGACGAGCGGCGCTTCTTCGAGGAGATGCGCGACCTCGGCAACGAAGTGGAGATTGTACCGAGAGGCGCTGGGCGGACACCGGATGTGAAACTGAACGGCAAGCCCCATGAGCTAAAAACGGTATCGGGTGTCAAGAGAACGGATGAAGAGGGATTATCATCTGCAATATCGAGTCGAATCCTGGACGCACGCGGTCAGGCGCGAGACATTGTCGTCAACGCCAGAGATCAGGCGGGAATGACACGTGATGTGGCAGAGCGGGCCATTAAGCGCGCGTTCGGTGTCGATGCCCAAAAAGGCGGAATAGATAGTATTACGATATTCACCCCCCAAGGACCTATATCAACAGTGAGGAAACCGTGAGTCATGGCAAGCGTCCCGACTAAAGAGGAAATGCTGAGCCGCATTTCCATCCACCTCAGGCGTCGCAGTAACAGCGACACAGTCACTCTTCTCTGGAAAGGTTATCTCGCGGCATTGATGGAGTGGGGCTTTTTTGAGCCGCACGAATATGACGAACTGAGCAATCAGCTCGGTGACTTGGGTAATGAGGAGCTTCGAGAAGTATTTCTGGGGTTCCCCGATGAGTATGAAAGCGACTAGTCACGCCCCGACCTCGATCAGATCGAAGCGCTGACGAGCGAACGCGAAGTGTCCTGCCGGAGGCAGGCATCCCAAACGACAAGCGTGCGACACCAATGACGTGTTCGGGTGTTCGAGCCTTCAATGCTGGAGCGAGTATCCTGCAATGATTGAGATGAAGCGCAGTCGTCGCGATGCACCTGAGGATACCGTCTCGAATTATATCGAAACGATATCTTACTACATCGATAGCGACGGTGAGAGCCTTTGGCGAATAGTTCCCGGCGGCCGAACATTCGGCTTCGATGGGGACGAGCTTGCGGAGTTCGTGCGGCTATGCGTATTGCGCCTCCTCGAAGCTGGTGCGGTTGCCGTGCGCCATGCCGACGAAGGTCCTCTCAATTGGGTCGAGCAAACGCAATACGGCTCGTCGAACGAGGAGGTCGCGGATGCGATTGTCGCGGAATGGCTAGAGGCGGGCGGTGGTGATCCAGAGTGGCATTGGCTTTGGTTCGTGACGCGTGGCGTGTTGGAAACTGATCGTCGTGAGCCGGCGGATATCCCAAATCGGGCTGAGTAGCCGAGACGTCGCCCGATGCTGCATATGCGAGCCGCCGGCTGCGGGTCTCCATTGGAAACCGCTGTCGCTCTCGCCGAAGGACATGGACTTCATCGCGGCCCGGAATGAGGATCCACTGCGATGATTGATCTCAGCCGTTCTCATTCCAGGTATTCAGCAAGACAATATTTGCAGTGGCTGCCGAACGAAATCGACGGGGATGGTGAGTCGTGGTTCAGGATTGCAAACGCTGCGCAGCATCTAGGGTATGAGCGTGAGGAGTTGCAGGAGTTCCTGCGGCTCTGCATGTTGAGACTTCTGGACTCGGGGGCGGTCCCGGTTCTGTTCGCTGCCGAGGGCCCGTTGACTTGGGTCGAACAGATCAACTATGGCTCGACCAATGAGGAACGTGCAGCCGCGATTGTAGCGGAGTGGGTCGCGAAGGGTTCGCCACGTCCAGAATGGGACGATCTCTGGTTTGTGACGCGCCGCGTCCTCGAAACCAGTCGCCGCTGACAGGCAGGTCCCGCAAAGTCAGAGTGACCAGATCGAGGCGCTGACGAGCGATTTTCATGCTCATTAGAAACCGTCTGGAACATCCGCCGAACCGAACGCGCCAATGAGCGCCCGCTGAAAGCCCGAGCCCCGCTCGGGCTTTTTTGTTTGGCGGGCCGCTGGGCGTAACCGCACGAAACTCGAAAACAATCCGGAGATGAACCGCATGGCCATTCGCGCATGGGAACGGGCAGGATTTGCGATGCCGCCTTCCGAGCATCTTCCCGTGCCCGAGGTGAAGTTCACGTCCCTCGACTTCAAGCGGGCGGATATCGACGGCACGTTCGAAGGCTATGCGAGCCTCTTCAATCGCGAAGATCTCGGCCGCGACGTCGTACTGCCGGGCGCCTTCCGCGAGAGCCTCGCGCAACGCGGCGCACGCGGTGTGAAGCTGCTCTACCAGCACGACGCAAACCAGCCGATCGGCATCTGGACGACGCTGCAGGAGGACAGCCGCGGGCTCTATGCCCAGGGCCGCCTGATGCGCGATGTGGCCCGCGCGCGTGAGGTGATGGCGCTGATGCGAGTGGGTGCGCTGGACGGCCTCTCCATCGGCTTCAAGGCGGCGCGCGCGCGGCGCGATCGCGTGACCGGAGTGCGCCGCCTCGAAAAAATCGACCTCTGGGAAATCTCGATCGTGACCTTTCCGCTGCTGCCGGACGCGCGGATCACGTCGGCCAAACAGACACCGTTCTCGGCGGCTCCCCCGACCGAGCGGGAATTCGAACGCTGGCTCACGCGGGATGCTGGGCTGACGAGAAGCGAGGCGCGCGCGGTGCTCCGCGGCGGCCTCGCGGGCCTCAAGGCTTTGCGGGATGCGAGCTCGGGCCAATCGGACGAGGCGCGTCTCGCGGTCCGTATACGCGACGCCGCGCGCGCTCTCTTCAAGCAATGATCTCAATCGCATCCAAGAGGAAGAAATCATGACAGACCCCACCCAACTCGAAACGAAGTCCGGCGGCAGTGTCGGCGCGGCGTTCGAGGAGTTCATGCGCGCCTTCGAGAGCTACAAGGACGCAAACGACGAGCGCCTGGCCGATCTCGAGCGCCGCTCCGCCTCCGATCCGCTGATCGACGACAAGCTCGCCCGCCTCGACCGGGCCCTCGACGAAACCAAGCGCGTCGCCGACGCCCTGGCCGTCAAGGCGCAGCGCCCGCATCTCGGCGGCGCGAGCACGCTCGAGACGACGGCGGTGCGCGACCATCGGCGCGCCTTCAACGACTACGTGCGCAAAGGCGAGACCGCGAACCTGTCGCGCCTCGAAGCCAAGGCGCTCGCCGTCTCGACGAATGCGGGCGCAGACGGCGGCTATCTCGTACCGGACGAGACCGAGCGCGCCGTCATTTCGGCGCTGAAGGATATCTCTCCGATCCGCTCCATCGCCTCGGTGCGGCAGGTGTCGGGCTCCGTGTACAAGAAGCCCTTCGCCATCACGGGTGCGGTCACGGGCTGGGTCGCGGAGACGGCGGCGCGCACGCAGACGGCCACCCCGACGCTCGATGAGCTGACCTTCCCGACCATGGAGCTCTATGCCATGCCGGCGGCCACCTCGACGCTCCTCGACGACAGCGCCGTCAACATCGACGAGTGGATCGCCGAGGAGGTGCGCGACACCTTCGCCCAGCAGGAAGGCACGGCGTTCGTCTCGGGTAACGGCAGCGCCAAGCCGAGGGGCTTTCTCGACTACACCAAGGTCGCCAACGGCTCCTGGGCTTGGGAGAACATCGGCTACATCACGACCGGCGTCGACGGGGCGTTTCCGGCCAGCAATCCGGCCGACAAGCTGATCGACCTCATCTACACGGTGAAGGCAGGCTACCGCGGCAACGGCACGTTCGTGTTCAATCGCGGCACGCAGGCGGCGATCCGCAAGATGAAGGACGGCGACGGCCACTACGTGTGGCAGCCGGCGGCCAGCGCGGGCGAGCCGTCGCTGCTGTTGGGCTATCCGGTCGTCGAGTCCGAGGATATGCCGGCGATGGCCGAGGACAGCTACTCGGTGGCGTTCGGCGATTTTCGGCGCGGCTATCTGATCGTCGACCGCGTCGGCATCCGCGTGCTGCGCGATCCGTTCTCGTCGAAGCCGTACGTGCTCTTCTACACGACCAAGCGCGTCGGCGGCGGCGTACAGGACTTCAACGCCATCAAGCTCCTGAAGTTCGAAGCGTAGCAGAAGCGAGTCTTCACCTCCCCCTGTGTGGGGGAGGTGGGGATTGCGTACCAACAGCCGTTGGGGTTCCACCCACCCCGGCCCTCCCCACGAGGGGGAGGGAGAAGTGAGTGTAACCCACACGGCGGAGCGCCTACTGCGCGTGAGCGCAGGTTTGTCTCAGCCCCGAAGGGGCCGGGAGCGTCTTGGCGAAGCCAAGCTTCGCTTGGATGCGACCCGGCCGAAGGCCGCCCCCGCGGAGCGCCTACTGCGCGTGAGCGCACAACCAACTCCCGGCGGGCCTCCTCCCTCCCGCCGGGCCAGAGCGAAGCCGCCGGTTCCCCCTCCGGCGGCTTCGCTCGTTAGAGGCCCAAAAAAGAAAGACGCCAGCATGTCCCTCGCTTTGACGAGCGGGCCCGCCGTGGAGCCGGTTACGGTCTCCGAGGCGAAGGCCCATCTGCGCCTCGATGGTTCCGCTGAAGACATTCTGATCGCGAGCCTGATCGTCACCTCGCGTCTGCACGTCGAAGCCGCGCTGGGGCTCGCGCTGATCACGCAAGGCTGGCGGCTGACGCTGGATCGATGGCCGCCGGGCCGCGAGCCGGTGCGTTTTCCGTTGCGGCCCATTGCGGCGGTGACGTCCGTCACGCTCTACGACGCGAACGGCGACGCAACGCTCATTCCGAGCGATCGCTACTTGCTCGACGGCCAGGCGTTGTCGCCGCGCCTGATCCCGAACGGCGGCTGGACGGCGCCGGGACGGGCGCACGCCGGAATTGAAATCGAGTTCGAGGCCGGCATCGGGGCAATCGCCGCCGATGTTCCCGCACCGATCCGCCACGCCATCCTGCTGCTGGTGGCGCACTGGTACGAGCACCGCGATCCGCTCGAAATCGGCCAGGCCGCCGCCATGATCCCGGCGGCCGTTTCGGATCTGCTCAAGCCCTATCGCGAGGTGCGGCTATGAGCGTGACCATCGGAGACATGCGCCACCGCCTGCAGCTCGAAGCGCCCCTGACAAGCGCCGACGGCGGCGGTGGCGTGACACGCACGTGGTCACTCGTTGCGGAAGTCTGGGCCGCGCTCCAGCCGGTCTCGGGCAACGAGGTGAGCGAGGCGGACGGCGTGTCGGGGCGCGTCAGTCACGAGGTGTGGATCAGGTATCGCACGGGCGTGCTGCCCGAGATGCGCTTCAGGCTCGGCGCGCGGGTGTTCGAGATTCGGAGCGTGATCGACACCGGCGAACGGCATCGGTTCCTGCGCTGCCAGGTCGCGGAGCGCATCGCATGAAGATTTCCGCTGACGTCGTGGGGCTCGGCTTTGCCCATGTGGCAAGCCGCGTCGAGGACATTCGCCGCCGCGTCATCGCGCGCCGGGAGGCAGAGCGGGCTGCGCGGGAAGCGCGAGCCGCGATGAGGCGCGACGTGCGCCTGATGACCGAGCGGCGCGCGCAGGAGTTGGCCGACGGCAAGCGAGGCAGCCCATGAGCAGTCCCGCGTGGGAGTTACAGAAGGCAATCTTTGCCGCGCTCATAGCAGACGCGCCCTTGCTGGCGCTGCTCGGCGGAGCGCGTGTTTACGACGACGTGCCGCGCGGGGCAGTGCTTCCCTACGTTTCGTTTGGGCCGAGCACCACGCGCGACTGGAGCACCGGCACGGAAACCGGCAGCGAGCACGCCGTGACGCTCCGCGTCTGGTCGAAAGCCGGCGGAGAGAAGCAGGTGCATCTCGTGCTCGAAGCCATTCGGACGGCGTTGCACGACACGTCGCTTGTGCTGGCGGGCCACCGCCTCATCAGCTTGCGACACGAATTGAGCGACGCGGCGCGCGGATCGGACGGCGAGATTTACGCCGGCGTCGCACGCTTCCGCGCCGTCACCGAACCTGCAGCCTGATGCGAAGCGCGCGACCACGCGCGTGAGCGAACAACCACGTTGCGGCAACGCAGCCCGGGAGCGTCTTGGCGAAGCCAAGCTCCGCTTGGACGCGACCCGGCGCGAGTGCGCCGCCCCAGCGGAGCGCCAGCGCGCCGTCTTTGACGGCGCGCGACCAGGCGCGTGAGCGACAATAAAGGAGACCAAACATGGCGGCACAGAAAGGCAAAGACCTTCTCCTGAAGGTCGACAGCAATGGAGCGGGAAGCTTCACGACGGTTGCGGGATTGCGATCGCGCGCCGTGGCGTTCAACGCCGAAAGCGTGGACATCACGCACCAGGAAAGCGTGGGACAGTGGCGTGAGCTGCTGGCAGGCGCGGGCGTGCGATCGGCCCGGATCTCGGGGTCGGGCATTTTCAAGGATGCCGCGTCGGATGCGCTCATCCGCAGTTACGTGTTCGACGGCACCATTCGCGACTGGCAGGTGGTCGTGCCTGATTTCGGAACGGTCGAGGGCGCGTTCCAGATTTCATCGTTCGAGCTGACCGGCAGGCACGACGGCGAGGTGAGCTTCGAGCTTTCCCTCGAATCCGCTGGCGAGCTGACGTTCGCCGCCGCGTAGCTGCAGCAACGAACTAAGGAGGACAGCATGCCAAACCGGCACCGGGGCGAGATCGACGCCGTGCTCGACGGCAAGACGTATCAGCTCTGCCTCACGCTGGGCGCGCTCGCCAATCTCGAGGCGGCGTTCGGCGAGGAGGACATGCTTGCGCTCGCCACGCGCTTCGAGAAGGGGCGCATTTCGGCGCGCGACTGCCAGCGCATTATCGGCGCGGGCCTGCGCGGCGGAGGCTTCGACGTCACGGATCAGGCCGTGGCCGCCATGCGCACGGAGGGCGGGGCGGCGGGATACGTCGACATCGTTGCGCGTCTGCTGGCCGCGACGTTCTCGGCAGCACCCGGAACGGAACCGGGTGAAGCCGCGAGGGGAGAGGCAAACGGCCCTTTCCCTGGGACGACGTGATGGCGGTCGGCTTCGGTCTGCTGGGGCTGGAGCCGCGCGCGTTCTGGAGCTTCACACTGGCCGAGCTCAACGCGGCCGTTCGCGGACGCTTCGGCACGGCGTCGATCGAGCGGCCCCTGTCACGCCGGGATCTGAGCGCGCTCGAACAGCGCTACCCCGATACGCAACGCCCAACAATCGAAGGATAAGCGCGCATGGATGCCAACCAGCCGGTTGAAACGTGGACGGTCGCCATCAACGCCGACACGACGGCGCTGCAGACGGAGCTGCGCCAGGCCGCGAGCATGGGGCGGCAGTTTTCGAGTGCGCTGATCGGCGCCTTCGAGGGGATCGCCATCAAAGGCAAGAACGTCGGCGACGTGCTGCGCACCCTCGCACTGCGTCTTTCCGACATCGTGCTCAAGGCCGCATTGAAACCGCTGGAGCAGGGGTTTGGAAACCTAGTGTCCGGGCTTGTCTCGGGCGGCCTCGGCTTTGCCAAGGGCGGCGCGTTCCAGGGCGGGATGCCAGTGCCGTTCGCCTCGGGCGGCGTGATCCAGAGCCCGATTGCATTTCCACTCGCGGGCGGCCGCTACGGCATCGCGGGCGAGCGCGGCGCGGAAGCCATCATGCCGCTCTCGCGCGGCCCGGACGGCCGTCTCGGTATCGCATCGCGCGGCGGCGGAGGCGTGCAGGTCACCGTCAACGTCCAAGCCCAGGACGCGCAGAGCTTCTTGAAATCGGAAACGCAGGTTGCCGCCATGCTGAGCCGCGCCGTCTCGCTCGGTCAACGCAATCTGTAGGCAGCAGGCACTTCCCGACGACCGACTGCCTCACTGCCTACTGCCAATCCGGAGGATCCCATGTCCTTTCACGAGATCCGCTTTCCGACCGCGATTTCGCGCGGGGCGCAGGGCGGTCCGGAGCGTCGCACGGACGTCGTCGTGCTCGGCTCCGGCTACGAGGAGCGCAACAGCCGCTGGGCCAACTCGCGCAGGAGCTACAACGCGGGCTACGGCGTGCGCTCGCTCGATGCGCTGCATGAGGTGATCGCCTTTTTCGAGGAGCGGCGTGGACGCTTCCACGGGTTCCGCTGGCGCGATCATGCGGATTGGAAATCCGGCCCGCCCGGCGCTGCCACGACGCCGCTCGATCAGGTCATCGGCACCGGCACCGGAGCGGCGCTGACGTTCCAGCTTAAAAAGACCTACGGCGCCGCGCACGCGCCCTACGCGCGCGATATCAAAAAGCCTGTGTCAGGCACCGTGAAAATCGCGGTCGCCGGCGCGACCAGGACCCTCGGCACGCACTTCACCGTCAACGCCTCAACCGGGCTCATCACGTTTGCGGGCGGGCAAGCGCCTGCCAATGGCGCGCTCGTCACGGCGGGCTTCGAGTTCGACGTGCCGGTGCGCTTCGATACCGACAAGCTCGAGATCAACCTGTCCGGCTTTCAGAGTGGCGCCATTCCGAGCATTCCCGTGGTGGAGATCCGCCTATGAAGCAGCTCGAAAGCGGGCTTGCCGCACACATTGCAACGGGGGCGACGACGCTGTGCTGGTGTTGGCGGCTGGTGCGCCGCGACGGCACGGTGCAGGGCTTCACCGATCACGACCGCGACGTGGTGTTCGACGGAACGACGTTCGAAGCCGCCAGCGGCATGACGGCAAGTGAAATGCGGGAGTCGGTCGGGCTCAGCGTCGACAACCTCGAGATCACGAGTGCGGTCACGTCCGACAGCCTGGATGAGGAAGATCTGGCGGCTGGCGTCTACGACGATGCGTCGGTCGAGATCTTCCGCGTCAACTGGACGGCGCCCGCGCAACGCGCTCTCACGCGCAGCGGCAACCTCGGCGAGGTCAAGCGCAGCGGCATCGTGTTTGCGGCTGAAGTGCGCGGCCTTGCCCATCGGCTCGGCGAAACGAAGGGGCGGCTGTTTCAATACGCCTGCGATGCCGATCTCGGCGATACGCGCTGCGGGATCGGCCTCACCAATCCGGCCTATCGCGGCACGGGCGCGATTGTGAGCGTCCAGAGCCCGCGGCGCTTTACGGTGAGCGGCCTCTCGGCCTTCCAGGATGCGTGGTTCACGCACGGGCTATTGACGTTCACGTCGGGCGCGGCCAGCGGCCAGGCCATCGAAGTGAAGAGCCACGGCAAGGCCGGCGGTGTCGTGACGATTGAAATCTGGAGTCGCGCGCGTCTGCCTCTGACGCCGGCGCAGACATTCACGATCACGGCCGGATGCGACAAGCGCGTTGAGACCTGCCAGGCGAAGTTCGCCAACGTCGCGAACTTCCGCGGCTTCCCCGACATGCCCGGCAACGACTTCCTGACGGCCATCCGCCGGCCCGGCAAATCGCGCTGAGGACTAACCATGGTCAATCTGACAGGACCGCGCCCCGCACCACTCTCTCTTGCGAGAGCCGGGGAGGGAGAAAGCCAGCACGCGCGCGAGATCCGCCCAACGCCTGACGACGTCGTCGCGGCAGCGCGGAGCTGGATCGGAACGCCCTATCATCATCAGGCGAGCCTGAAGGGTGTAGGTACGGATTGTCTCGGGCTCATTCGCGGCGTCTGGCGCGATCTCTACGGCACGGAAGCGGAGCGCCCGCCGGGCTACTCGCGAGACTGGGGTGAGGCGAGCGGAGAGGAAACGCTGATCGCAGCCGCCACGCGCCACCTCGTGCGCAAGGACATCGCGCGAGCGACGCCCGGCGACGTGCTCGTCTTTCGCATGCGGGAAGGGGCAGTCGCCAAGCACGCGGCCGTGCTCGCCACGCCGGGCACCATCGTGCACGCCATCGAGGATCGCCTGGCGGCGGAAATTCCCTTTTCCAACTGGTGGCGCCGCCGCGTCGCCGCCGTTTACTCCTTTCCAGGGATTGAGACCTGATGGCCACGCTCGCACTCGCAGCCGTCGGCGCCGCCGCGGGCGGAGCCCTGATGCCGGCCGGCCTCTCCGTGCTCGGCATGACGCTGACCGGCGCCACCATCGGCAGCCAGATCGGCGCGTTTGCGGGATCCTACATCGACAACGCGCTGTTCGGCGCGTCGGGCCAGAAACGCAGCGTCGAGGGGCCGCGCCTTTCCGATCTGCACATCACATCGTCGACCGAAGGCGCGCCGATCCCGCGGCTGTTTGGGCGCGCCCGCCTCGGCGGCCAGATCATCTGGAGCGACGACATTCGCGAGACGATCCGGACGTCGCGCTCGGGCGGCAGCGGCAAGGGCGCGCCGCAGTCCGGCCCCGTGACGGAAACGACCGAGTACAGCTATTCGGCCACGTTCGCCGTGGCGCTGGCCGAGGGTGAGATCAGCGGCATCGGCCGCATCTGGGCCGACGGCGCGGAGCTCGACCTCTCGCGGCTCACCTATCGTCTTCATGAGGGAAGCGAAACGCAGGCGCCCGATCCGGCGGTCGTCGCCATCGAGGGCGCGGCGCGCGCGCCCGCCTATCGCGGTCTCGCCTACGTCGTCTTCGAGAACATGGCGCTTGCGGATTTTGGCAATCGCATCCCGCAGCTCTCATTCGAAGTGCACCGCTCCGTCGAGCCGTTCGGAGAGGACATCAAGGGCGTCGTGCTGATCCCAGGATCGGGAGAATTCGTCTACGCGACGAGCGCCGTTTCGAAATCCATCGGCCGGGGCATCTCGGATGCCGAGAACGTTCACACCAAGCAGGGCGGCGCGGATTGGAACGTCGCGATCGATCAGCTTCAGGCAACACTGCCGAATGCGAAATCCGTGTCGCTGGTCGTGAGCTGGTTCGGCACGGATTTGCGCGCGGCGCAATGCCGGATCAAGCCCGGCGTCGACACCACCGCCAAGGTCACGACGCCCGTGACATGGAGCGCAGCCGGACTCACGCGCGCGACGGCTCATCTCGTCAGCCAGAAGGACGGCCGGCCCGCGTATGGCGGAACGCCGTCGGATGCGTCTGTCGTCCAGGCGATTACCGACCTCAAGGCGCGCGGCCTGAGCGTCGTGCTGACGCCGTTCATTCTGATGGACGTGGCGGACGGCAACGCGCTGCCGGATCCCTATAGCGCGGCGGCGTTCCAGCCCTCCTATCCGTGGCGCGGTCGCATCACGTGCTATCCCGCGCCGGGCCGTCCGGGCACGGCGGACAAGACGGCGACCGCCGCCAGCCAGATCGCGGCCTTCGTCGGCACCGCGGCGATCGGACATTTTTCCATCTCAGGCACGAACGTCACCTACTCCGGTCCCAACGAGTGGACGTTCCGGCGCATGGTGCTGCACAACGCGCACCTGGCCAAGGCGGCGGGCGGCGTCGATGCGTTCGTCATCGGCACCGAGTTGCGCGGGCTAAGCTGGGTTCGCAGCGCCGCGTCCACCTATCCGTTCGTCACGGCGCTGATCGCGCTTGCAGCAGACGTGAAGACCGTGCTCGGGCCAGGCACGAAAGTCGTCTACGCCGCCGACTGGTCGGAGTACTTCGGCCACCACCCGGGCGACGGCACGGGCGACGTCTATTTTCATCTCGATCCGCTCTGGGCCTCCGCCGGCATCGACGCCATCGGCATCGATCTCTACTGGCCGCTTGCCGATTGGCGTGACGGCACGACGCATCTCGATGCGCAGGCCGGCGCGAGCGCCATCTACGATGGAGACTACCTGCGCGCCAACGTGGCCGGCGGCGAGGGCTATGACTGGTATTACGCCAACACGTCGAACCGCGAGCTGCAGGTGCGCACGGCGATCACGGATGGGCATGGTAAGCCGTGGGTCTTTCGCTACAAGGACATCAAGTCGTGGTGGCTCAACCTCCATCACAACCGCCCGGCGGGCGTGCCGAGCGGATCGCCCACCGCGTGGGTGCCGCAGTCGAAGCCGTTCTGGTTCATGGAGATCGGCTGCCCCGCAGTCGACAAGGGCGCCAACCAGCCGAACGTGTTCATCGACCCGAAGAGCGCCGAGTCCGCCTATCCCTATTTCTCGCGTGGCGTACGCGACGACCTGGTGCAGCGCCGGTATCTGATGGCGCTGATCGATGCCTTCGATCCGGCGAGCCCGCGCTACGTCACGGGGCTCAATCCCGTATCGAGCGTGTACGGCGCGCGCATGGTCGATCTGGCGCGCATCCACGTCTATTGCTGGGATGCGCGGCCTTATCCGGCCTTCCCCTACAACCTTGAAATCTGGAGCGACGGCGAGAACTGGCGGCTCGGCCATTGGCTCAACGGACGCTTCTCGGCCGCCCCGCTCGCCGAGCTGGTCGACCAGATCATGACGGACTATGGCGTCTCAGGCCCCGATGCGTCGAAGCTTGCGGGCGTCGTGCCGGGCTACGTCATCGACCGCCTGATGTCACCGCGCGATGCCTTGCAGCCGCTCGAGCTGGCCTACTTCTTCGACAGTCTCGAAAGCGAAGGGCGCATTCTGTTCCGCCATCGTGGAGCCGCAGCCCCCGTGCTCGACCTGACGGAGGACGATCTCGTCGAGGAGCGCGCGGGCGATGCGCTCGTGACGCTGACGCGCGCGCAGGAAACGGATCTGCCCGCCTCCGCCAAGGTCAACCACATCGCGGCGAGCGGCGACTACCGGCAGGCCGTATCCGAGGCGCGCCGTCTTGCGGGCGCGAGCGGGCGCGTGGCGCGCGCCGACCTGCCTATCGTGCTGGAGCACGAGAGTGCGTCGCAGATCGCGGACTCATGGCTGTTCGAAGCCTGGGCCGCGCGCGAGCGGGCGGCGTTCAAGTTGCCGCCGAGCGCGCTTGCCATCGAGCCGGGTGATGTCGTCTCCGTCGACAAGGGCGGATCGAGCCTGCTCGTGCGTGTGACGGAGGTGGGCGAGCGCGGCCTGCGGGAAATCGAAGGCCGGAGCATCGATCCCGATGTCTACGGTGGCGTTGCCCCGCGCCCGCGTGGAAGCCCGGTCGACACGCCAGTCTTCGAAGGCGCGCCGTATCTCGAATTTCTCGACCTGCCGCTCCTGCGCGGCGATGAAGCGCCGGACGCCGGATATGTCGCGGCGTTCCAATTGCCCTGGCCGGGCGCGATTGCGGTTTATGGCTCGCCCGAGGTCGCGGGCTACGATCTGCGTGCGCGCCCGCTGGCTCCCGCCGTCATGGGCGAGACGCTCGATCCGTTGCCGCGGGGCGTCGTGGGCCTTTTGGATCGCGGCACGCGCGTGCGCGTCAAGCTCGGCAGCGGCGCGCTGGAATCGGTGACGCGCACGCAACTGCTGGCTGGCCGTAACGCCGCCGCGATCCGCAATCCGGACGGCGGTTGGGAGGTGCTGCAATTCGAAACGGCGACCCTCGTCGGCGCGAGCACGTATGAATTGTCGAACCTGCTGCGTGGGCAGGCCGGCACCGAGAACGAAATGCGCGCACCCCTCGCGGCAGGCGCATCGTTCGTGCTGCTCGGCCCGGAGGTCACAGCCGTGCCGCTCGCGGCGGGCGAGGTCGGCGCTCCGCTCAATTGGCGCTACGGTCCTGCCACGCGCGACATCTCTCACGCGTCCTATCAGACGGCGATCCATGCTTTTACGGGCCGCGGGCTGCGCCCGCTGTCTCCGGCGCACGTTCGTGCAGCACGGAGCGCGGGCGACATCGCGATGACCTGGAAGCGGCGGACCCGCATCGGCGGCGACAACTGGGGCGCAACGGAAGTGCCCCTCGCCGAGGACAGCGAGCGCTACGAGGTCGATGTGCTGTCCGGCCTTTCGGTTGTGCGGACGCTGTCCGTCACGGCGCCCGCGTGCGCGTATTCCGCCGCGCACCAGACGGCCGATTTCGGCGCGCCGCAAAGCACACTGTCGGTCGCGGTCTATCAGATCAGCGCCACCTATGGCCGCGGTACGCCGAAGATCGCCGTCGTCTAGCTAACGAACAACGAGACCCTCATGGATAGCGAACGCTGGCTCAGTCAGGCCTGGCGCGAGTTCGGCCAGGCCGAGCACGCGGGCGCGAAAGAGAACGCGCGCATCGTTGCGATGTTTCGCGATGCGGGGCACGCGTCCGTCGTGCGCGACGAGGTGGCATGGTGCGCGGCGTACTGCGGGGCATCCCTCGAAAGAGCAGGCATCCGTTCCACGCGCTCGCTGATGGCGCGCTCGTATCTTGCGTGGGGTGAAGCGCTTGCGGAACCGCGCATGGGCGCGGTGGCGGTGTTCTCGCGCGGCAGCGATCCCGCGCTCGGCCATGTCGGCTTCTGGCTTGGCGAAAGCGATGGCGACGTTGTTCTCCTGGGCGGCAATCAGGGAAACCAGGTGTCCGTCGTGCGCTACTCCAAGGAGCGGCTGATCGGCTTGCGCTGGCCTCACGCTGGCGCGCCCTCCGAAGAAGTCCCGCAGGCGAAGGATAACCGCTTCGCGGACGCGCTCGACCATGTCCTCGAAATGGAAGGGGGCTTTACAGATGATCCACATGACCCTGGGGGCCCGACAAATCTCGGCATTACGCTCGCGGTGTTCGCGGCATGGCGCAAGACGGCGGTCAGTGCTGCAAATCGCGCCCGCTTGATCCGCGACCTCAAGGCGATCGATCGCGCGACGGTCACGGCGATCTACCGCACCCGATACTGGGACGCAGCACACTGCGATGCGCTGCCGGCTCCAATCGCCTTCATGCATTTCGATGCGGCCGTGAACCACGGCGTCGGCACTGCGATCCGTTGCCTGCAGGAGGCGCTGGGCGTGTCGATCGATGGCGAGGTCGGCCCTGAGACGCGCGCCGCCGCCGCGCGCGCATCCATAGCCGCGACGCTCGACGCCTACGCCGCGATCCGCGAACGCCGCTACCGCGCGCTTCCGCACTTCTGGCGCTTCGGACGCGGCTGGCTGCGCCGCGTCGACGTCACGCTCTCGCGCGCCCGCGCCGCGCTCGACACCCATCGTGAAACTTCAAACACAGAGCAAGGAGATGCCGATATGAACCTGACGCCCAGCATGCCGTCCGACGGAAAGTGGTGGGGGCATTCCCTCACGATCTGGGGCACCATCGTGACCGTTCTGTCGAGCGTTCTGCCCGCGCTCGCGCCCGTGACCGGCATCGACGTGACGCCCGATCTGATCGAGAGCGCAGGCCGCGGCGTGGTCGAGACCGTCCAGGCCGTGGGCGCTCTGATCGGAACGCTGCTTACGATCTATGGCCGTGTGCGCGCCGATCAGCCGATCCAGCGCGTGATCCTGAAGCCGAAGCGGTGA